GTGGCGCGACCGTGTGTTCATTGACGAACTTGCCAAGGCAGAAGCCAATGGTGAAGCTTCTACCACCCAAGGTGGTTACTACTTCGCTGGTGGTAAGAACAAGAATGCTTCTGGTCAAGTTGCTTACACCACTGCTGAATACGCAGCACAAGTTCAGCAATTCCACGTTTCAACTGATTTGTTGAACGTTGTTAAGGATCTGCGCAAGCGTAACGTTCCTACCTTCTCTGATGGTTTGTATCGTTGCATTTGCGATCCTACATTCATGATGCATCTGCGTCGTGATGCTGACTTCCGTGAAATTGCTCGTTACTCTGGTAACCCTGGTCAAGGCATGTACATGGGTAACCCCATGATGCCTAACAACGCCAGCTTCTACCAAGGTCCTCAAGCTGGTCAAGGTTACTTCCTCGCTGGCGAACCTGTAATGCCTACTGGCGTTCAGTTTGAAGGTGTGAAGTTCTACGAATCAACCAACTTCCCAACCAAGAACGTTGCCGCTAGCTTCACTGACAGCGTTTCTTACACCAGCCAAGAAGTTGCCCAAGGTTTCTTCTTCGGTCCCCAAGCCATTGGCGTGGGTGTTGGTGGTCCTAACGCTCAAGTGCTCATCAATAACAATGATGACTTCAGCCGCTTCATCATCTTGATCTGGCAACTGTACGCTGGTTTTGAAATCCTGAACAAGGACTTCGTTACCAATGCATACAGCTTCGTCAGCGATGACGGCATTCTTTGATATCAATAAGTAAACCAACACGGAGAGATAAATGACCTACCTGTCTACTAAAAAGATCTACCCCGGCAACTGGGTAGAAGCCCTCAACGGCTGGTACAAAAACATTGATACCACCGGTGGCACCACGGTTAACGCTTCCAAGGATGGCCCCACTGCTGTTCTTGCTATTCCCGGCTGGCGCTACTTCCAACAACGTGGCTATGTGCCCGTGACCTGGGCCTCTGGCAGCGCCACAACTTATGGTCAAACCATGAGTGTGATCATTCCTTCCCCTTATCGTCAAGACGACACCCGTCCTGACATCACTGGGATGGTGATCAGCGGTGACACCGTACAATCCGCTTACATTTATCGCACTGCTATTTCCGTTGCCTCAGGCTGGGGTGATGGTCGTTCAGCTTCTGGCGTTTATGCTACCACTGGTACCGTAATTGCTTTTGGCCGCGATAACGCTGGTAGCCCCGTAGCTGCTTCCGGCGAACCTGTTGCTGCTGCTTACCTGGCTTCCACAGTTTCAGGTGATGCTTCCACCAAGATCTTCTTCTCAGGCGCTAGCCAAGCCTTTAGCTCTACTCCCCTTCTTATCACCTCTGGTACACCTACTGTTACCGGTGCGTATAAGACACTCACCACTGGTACCACCTTCAAGGTGTATGCCAAGGGTAGTGCAGATGGTACTTCCGCCACTGGTGGTGTGTATCTTTCTGATGCTGATGTGGCCGCAGGTCTCACTGGGTACATCCTGGTTGAAGCTTGTTACATCGTTCCTGACACCGCTCCCGATTACTCAGATATCGAAGCGTATCTGCCTAACCGCACCGTAAGCTGATTAGGTTAAACTAATACCAGAACTTCTGGTGTCCATGCTTTACCAACACACAAAAACCGGTGCACGGGTCAAAGTCATTAGTGAATGGGATAACGGCGACTGGTTCCTGGTCGAAGATCAAGACAGTCGCCTTTTTACCGTTTACAAAAATGAAATTAAACCCGATGAGTCTGCCACTAAAACGGTTAAGACTCTGCAAGTAAAAGACAAGGCATCAGCCGAGGAGCCCCGTAGCTTTCCACCCGAAACTCGTCTTAATATAAACTCAGCAACCCCACAAATGATTGCTGATCATATTAAGGGAATCGGACTTAAAACTGCAAGGGAAATTAAAGATATTCAAATGAGTCTTTCCGGTGAAAGATTTAGTAACTTAGAACAGTTGAAACAAGTTCGTAGGGTAGACTGGGACTCTGTCTTTGCTGCCAACCTGGTACGAGTGTGATACAAGCCCTGCTTCGGCAGGGTTTTTTATTTTAGAATAGTAATAAAATACTCATATGGCAGGCGCAGGCGGTAGGTTTTTTGTAGGCAACATAGGGGCCACTGGTACTGCCACTGGTCCACATATTCATCAATACGTAAAAGATTTAGCAACAGGCCAATATATAAATCCTGAAACAATTAAGAGTGCACTTACTGGTGTGCAGATTGGTGAAGGGAGAGTACCGCTGGTAAGTCGGCTTCCAGGGGGAGGGCTAGGCTGGAATCCAGCAGCCGGTCTTACTATTACATCAGGTTTTGGACGCCGAAACGCACCAACAGCTGGCGCCAGTACTGATCACCAGGGCCTGGACTTTGCTGGTGCAAAAGGCACACCTATCTATATGCAAGGGTATGGTACTGCCACGCCCGTAGCTAATGCCGGTGGCTTTGGTAATTTAATGACATTTAAAACTGCAGATAATAAATATGAGGTAGGTTTTGGACACTTAGATGCACTAGGAAAAGCAGGTCAAGTTCTACCTACTGGTACTACAACACCACAAACTGTGCTTACCGCACAACAACGTCAGCAAGACCAGTTGGCAGGCGCTGGAGCTGCGTTAGGCTTAATGAGTCGTTTATTTGGTCAAGCAAAACAAAGCAGGGATAGTTCACAAAACGTATATAGCAGCCTACTGAGTTCAGCAATAGCACCACAGCGGGACTTGGCAAGTGACTTCTTAATGAGTTATGTGATGCAACAAAATCCTTATCAAGTTTAGATATAAATTTGTTGCACCTATAATGTAAGAACGGTGGTAATTATCAGTGCAGTTATCTGATTTTGACAAAAGCAGGGTAAGATATCATCTGGGATATTTTACAGTTTCTGTTCCAGCGGGGGATTATGCTCGCCTGGAAGAATCTTTAAATACGGTTCCTGATTCTTTTTTCTACGATAAGATCATTATTCAGATTGGTCGTTGCGATACAGCCGAGAAAAAAACAGAAGTAGCAACATCTCCTTCTACAAGAATTGAAAGTATTCTTGGTGACGTTGATCGTACAATTCGATCAAGCAATGCCAAGGAAGCTCTCAAGGTATGGGACGAAGTATACTTATACGAAACCAATCGTTTGGCCATGATTCTTTATGTGCCAAACTACAAGGATCCGTTTCAAGCTCGTTATCGATATGAGCGCTCAGGTGCTGAGTTTATTCAAGCACTCCCTGGTCCCGCCGATACTGCAGTGGGTTCACGTATTTGGTTACATCTAAATCATAGGTAATGTCATGAATCCATTTGAACAATTACTACAACAAGCAGGAAGACTAGGAATAGGCTTTAAGGCTTCACAGCTTACCAAGTCTGCCGCTGATGCAGCAACAAATCCTGGCACATATAGAGGGTTAGCAAAAGCTGCTGAACAAACACTTGGTAGAGCTTTGCCTACAGAATTTAGGGGAGCAAATTTTGCTAATATTCCTACACGTGCTACAGGATATCTTAGTGATGTAGGCCAAATAGCAGAAGGAGCAGCAAGAAATATTAAAGCGGGTGCCGTACAGGGAATATTAGATTCAATGGCAGGACGCAGCCCTCGCCCTACAGGTTTAATGCAAGGCGGCACACCTGCTGCCAGGCCCATTAACCCAACAGCGTTTCCCCAGCAGATTGGTGCTCCCGGTCCATATGCCCAGGATTACGGTCTTACGCGGCAATTTGTAAAAGATGTTGGCGGAAAGACACTAACTGAAGCAGCCGAAAGATTGTCTGCTCCAGTAGGTAAAGTAGGAGGTTTATTTAGAAATCTTGGCAAAGGATCAGCTCCAATAATAGGTTATGAGTTATTCAATCAAGGACAAACCGGATCTTTACTTGATCAATCCTTACGGGCTATTCCTTCAACAAAATCAAATGATCTTGGTCGAAGTGCAGGAAACGAATTGTATTATATAGGTAAAAGTATTTTTAGTGGACGCCTTCCGTACACAGGTGGTGGTGTGTCTAATCTTTCTCCTGAATTTCCTTCAATCGATGGTAGTCACGCATTGAATGTAGCAGGAGCAGGTAGGTACATACCTGGTGAGCAACAAAAATCTATTCTGTCTTTAGGCAGCCAAAATAGAAATTTACAAGTACCCCCTGCTCCGCAGCTTCCCCCTCCTAATACAAACACTGCTGCTGACCGTGCATATGCCGCTGAACGTTCTAGTGTTGCTCAGCAAGCCGCTCAAAATCCCATGCTGCAACAATACCAAAATTTAAGAGCTGCCAACCCGGCTGCCGCCCAAAATCTTGGAATGCAGACATGGGCGCAGCAATATGGTGGGCCTGAAGGTTTAGCAAGCCAAGTTAAACCAGGTCAATCTGGTTATGATGTTATCCAGCAAGTACTTGCAGGACAAACACCTGGGTCACAAGCTAAAGTTCCTGGAGTTGTTTCTCAACCCTGGGCAGAAGGAGTGGTTTCAGTGGGTGATGCAACTCGTGCAGGACTTCCTTTGACATCTGACCAATCTATTTATTCAGCAATACCTGAAATATCTGAAGAAGAAATGCGAAAAATAATGTTTAACTATCGACCGGAGTAGTCAACAATATGGCACCTAACATTGGAACAATGTATGGAGTTCCTGAAAATACATTCAGGAGAATGCTTCAGGTTGCAACCCTAGAAGCAAGAGATCCTACCCGTGGCGCAATGCCAGGGACTGTTGCGTCCATGATTAACCGCTACCATAATCCCGACTATGGCAGTAATGCAAGTTGGATAAATCCAGCTCAGTATGCCGCAATGAAAGCTCCGGGCTTTGGTCAAGTTGACCCAGGAAAAGCTTTAGGTTATTACAGTTCTGATAAAGGACGACAAGAGCTTGGCCGCGTAGCAAAAGAATTAGGTGGTAAAACTGATTTTCGTAGCACTTCATATTTAAAAGACATTGGGCAGCTAATGTCCCATCCCGATAATTTAATTCCCGCAATGGTCGGAGGTGTGCAACGATACCTAAACCCACAACAATTAAAAACTTTGGGTGCGTCTCCTAATCTTTCAGAGAATACATTTTTCAATGAGGGCAAGCGATCACCAACTAAAAAATGGTGGGAATCAAGTTTAGGTGCTCCTACTGGTACTAGCACAAGCGCTGCTCCTGCTCAGGCCTCGACAGCATTGGATACATTAATAAGTGCTGGAAATTTATTTGGACAGAATGCAGTAGAAGAGATGAAAGGTCAATTAGGGCTTGAGTTGCTAGCAAAACAACTTCAACCGCAACCTTCTTCTGTTGCAAATGCTTTCTTAGCCTCTATGCTTCAGGATCCTTATTCAGCTCAAATCTAAGCTGAATAAGTTAGAATTTAAATACGAAGAATTACGGTAAGAAACTTGTCATCCACTTCCTCGAATAAGCAACCGCTTTTTATTGACCGCCCATTATTCGATTCTGTGCGAGTTACAACACAAACTGTTGGTAGTACTAGTACCAATACCTTGTTTGTGCAAGGGGGTCAAGCTCCGTCCATTCTTGTTGATATGGATGCTGCCCTTAGTGATGACATTAATAATGGCGGCGTAGTTGATTCAATCTCTATTGTCCGCAACGATAATTACAGGGCCGCTGACTATACCCTAAGCACAACAACTTCGGGTACTACAATCTCACTTGTTAGTGGTCAGATTGTTAATGTAACAACTACAGGCAGTTTCACTGGTTCAGGTGCAGCAGCAAGTGGCATTGGGTACTACACTTACACCGGCGCCACTACTCTGGTTGGGACAAACACAACCTTTGTTTATTCAGGCGGTACAGCTTCTGGTTTTAATTATGCCAATCCAAGTTATGGGGTGCAACCTGCCGTAACTTTTGTATTTTACCAAACACGCAATACGACTGTACCAATTCCAGCCAGCGGCGACTACAGGTTATTGTTCTCTAAAACAGTTCCCGCAAATAGCGGCATAGTAGATTGTTCAGATGTGATGCCCCAGTTGGCCACTCCTACCGCCTCTGCGGGCAATACCAACGGTTTGGGACCTACGGCACCCTTGCGTAATAAAGGCATCTACCTGGAGCGAGGAGACCGCATCTACGTAGGTGTATTCCCTGATGGTCCTCATACAGCTGGTTATACTCCCGGTGCACAGGTTTATGCACAAGGTGGTTTCTTCTAAGGATGGCCTTTAAGGGAGCAGATGCCTTCGGGTCTTTTGAACGTAAGAAAGACTTTGTTATCAAAAATGTTACCCCTATTACCACTGAATTTTCTAAAGGAAGTGTCCGTGGTTCTATTGCTGCTGTAAACAGAGAGTCTGCTTGGACAAGATGGCGCCGTGGCTATGAGCTATCCTCATCTAGCTCTTATGACAACGCATATCAATATAGATTTATATATGACATTCCGTTCCCTTCAGGAACTGTAACACCTTCTGGCACTAATCCCGTCTCTACTGTTTCAGGTGCATTCAAAGGATTTCCAACCACAGCAAAAGAATTTGGTATGCACTGGGCTGGTGTTCGTAACCAGGGCAACATGCGTACTGATGAGTTATTTGATTCGCTGGGTGAAAGACTATCGATTGTAAATGTTACAGAAGACAGGTATTACTGGTACATACAACTAAAAGGAACCTGGAGCCCAAGCAGCCCGTTACCCGCCCCTTTATACGCTACAGTCTCTGGAGTCACAACACCACTCAAGCCAATGAACGGCGAGATCCTGGAGGACAGGGTAATCACAGTTAGCGGAACTCCTATAACAGCAGCAACAATTAATCCCAATACACAAAAAAGATATGGTTATGTTCAAGCAGTGTTAGTAGACGTAGATCAAAATACTGGAATCCTCAAGTTAAAAAAAGCTGGGTCTGTAGAAGTAACACATGATAAAGCTTTCTTAACACCAGCAACTAAGCCACCGGCCATTGGAAGATTTTTAATTACTGGCACTAGATATGCCTGTACCTGCCAAGATTTTACGCACAGAGATTACTTCTTTATGTCATCAATTAATGACACGACCAGAAAATATTTTCCTTACTCAAGTGTCACATCAATCAAGCCTGGGCGCTATGAAGACATTACATTAAGTGGTCAGCTTGATAACAACACAACATCATATTCATTAAATGACAGAGTAATGACCGTTGTTGCACCTTCAGCTACATATCAACTATTAGACGACATTGCCATATCAGAAGTAAATCGTTTAGCAACAAGAGATAATCCAGGTGTATTTAGAGACTTTGGTGCAACCTATGTACGTAGCATAACGGATCCCTCGCTTCCTGGTAACACAGCTGAAGGGACGCCTGTGTACACAGACTATTCACAAGAACAAAACGTAATTACAAATCTTGGAGATAACTGGACACCAGTATTAGATGAGATGCGTTACTGCAAACACATCTATGCAATGAAGTTTGAAGAACACGTGTTTCCTCCCGAACCTTCTGATTTTCCAGTGGGCATGGATTCAATGGCAGAGTGGGAACAAAAGCTAGTACAAGAATCAGAAGACAATCAAAAACAATATCAAGCATTTAACATAACCAAAAAAGCTTTAAGTTACATGGATGTTCCGCCATATAACTGTCAGTCTCCTGTAATGGCTCCAATGCTACAAAAGTTATTTAACATTCCAAATCAAATTGTCAGCCTATCGGGATTCAAAATGATTGATAAAACTGGACATATTTACATACCAGCCTCAGGAGAAAAACCTTCTGTGTAGATTTTTTGTAGTATAATATAACGAAGACTAATCAGTCTTTAGGAATTAAAGGGCTAGTTGTATTGCACCAGGCTAGCCTGTTGGTTAAAGTCTAGGCAACGATATGAACGCTTTCCATGACCTACACTATTTCCCCTCCCCTCGATCAGAGGGTAGTTGACGATTTTTTCCGTTTATTAAAAAGCCGCAAGACCAGTAAGCTTGCCTGGTTTTATGGCATGCTTGCAACCTTTGGGGTGAAACCTGAACACTTAAGAGGTTTTACTTGGAATAATGACGGAACAATTAATATTTCCAGTAAGAAAAAACCAGTACGACCCATGCATCCGCAATGGGTTTTTTTGTTTCAACTCAAAGAAAAGCAACCCCCAAATCTTGAGAGTTGCTGGAGAGATGCTTGGTTACTTATTTATGAAGCCATGGCATGCAAAGAAGTTCAATGTAATGTAATTGAACTTTTACTTGCCTATAAAATGCGTAAAGCTTTCTATAAAGCTTCTAAGCCATCGGCTCAGCCATCTCCTTCTCTCGCTTACGCATAGTCCGCTGCACAGCACCCTGGTTCCAAAGATAGCTTTCCCTGGAATAGGTCTTGCCCTTGAAGGCAGCGTAGTGTGGCCCTAGTTTGAAGGTGCCATCATCCCGCATGCGGAATAGAGTTTGACGGTCAATGCTGAGCGCATCAGCCATTTGATTAGCTGTCACCCATTGAGCTGTTGCGGCCATGCAAGAAAAAAGCCGTGTGCATCTCCACATTACACAAAGCTAAAGGCTTTGCAAGCTATTTAAGAAAGAATTCGGAAGTTTACGTTTCTTTACAGAAGCTAGGCCATCTTAAAATTAGGTAATGGCAATTATAGAGTATGTTCGCAACAGAGCATGACCCTCTCGCCTTATTAATTGAAATCACACCAAAGTCTGCTAAGCGCCGTTTTCGAGAAGAGATTTACAAAGCCTGGGACCACAGCTGTGGTTATTGTGGGGCACCAGCGACGAGTCTTGATCATATTGTCCCTAGGTTTAGATCTGGTTCAAGCAATTCAAATAACTTGCTTCCTTCTTGCCAGCGTTGCAACAGCAACAAAGGAAGCATTAAGATGGAGACATGGTACGTGACACAAACTTTTTATTGTGAATTACGCATGGCAAAAATTCAACAATGGATAAACAGAGAAGTACTTGATATATTCCAGTACACTGATAATCATGCAATGACGTTAAAAGAGGCTATTTAAGTGAGCGTATATGATGACCAGTACGGTTTTGGTAATGTTCCCGATAATTTTAACTGGAGAGCATATCTTCACTATAATCCCGACGTAAAAAATGCAGGGTTTAATAATCCATACCTAGCAGCACAACACTTTAATCAATTTGGATGGTTAGAAGGTCGTAATTATACCCTTCCAGGATTTGACCCAGAGCAATACCTGGAAGCCAACTCAGATTTAAGAAATGCCTTTGGTGAAAACATTGATCTTGCTACTGAACATTATATTGATTATGTTCTTTCTGGTAAAGAGCAAAGATCTTTAACCCCCGGTGCAGCTCCTACATCAACAACACCTGCTCCTGCAGCAACCACTCAAGCTCCTGAAGCAACACCACCAGTAACTCCCGCTGCAACAGGCACTCCTTCAGCAGCAACTCCCGCTGCCGTTGTTCCAGGTACGACACTACCTTTAACAACAAAACCTGTAACAGTAAAACCTGTTACCAGTATTCCCGCAATTCCTGATCCCCCAGGACTTACTTATGATGCTATTGAAAAAAGGTGGCGCAAGGGGAATGAAAAAACTGATTACAAAACTGACGAACCAGAAAAAAGTTTAATACCTACAAATCAAGCATCGTCTTTTTGGAATGGATATGCAACGCCTATTGCGCTTGGATACAAGCCCACGGCGGCTGATTATAAAATGTTTGAATATTATGCAAATCAAGATGCAATTAACACCCAAAGAAATGCCGTTGATGCAGATTACAATACAAGAGTTCGTAACGCAAATGATACTAACCGAGCTTTAAATATTGCAAATGCTAAAAAAAATCAAGCTTATGAACAAGTTCTTGCAATTGCAAATAACACTACCAGTGGTACATATACAGCGCAAAGAGATTTAATAAGAAGGCTAGAGACAGACGGAACTATTGACAAAGCAACACGTGAGCAAATAGAAAACAGTTATAAATTATTTTATCGCACAGAAAAATTAACTCCCTGGGATCCTGCTACAAGAATCAAGCCGCCATCCCCTGGTGGTCTAAAAGAACTAGATACTGCTTACTACAAAACACAGGTTCCTCAGGCAACAGCCGAATGGGAGCAAGCCGTAAAAGACGACAATATTGATATTACAGAACGATATAACAATGATGAAAAAGACTTCTATAGGGCACACTATACAACGCAAGGCAAGGCTAATGGCATACGTGGATATGCGCCAGAAGAAACAAAAGAAGCAAATGTTTATTTAGAGAAGCCGACAGATTTAGAAAAACAACAGATTAAAGATTCAGCCTTGGGACAAGGGCCATCTTTTGATGCATTGATTTCTAAAATACTAGGCCCAAAAGAATTACAAGACACAAAAAAATATGGCGCTTTAGCTCAAAATGTATTAAAAGATACTATTACTGAGCTGAATAAAGCAAAAAGCAAAGAAAATATGTTGGATGTATATCGGGGTTTAGAAGGATTCTCCGAAATCATGGACTTAAACAAAACACTTGCTAATTCAATAATTGGAGATTCAGGCATTGGCGGTTTTCTTGCCAGGTCACAAAACAAAACTGAAGCAGATATAACAACTGATCTGGAAACTCAACTAGGCAAAATTACTGGATTACAAAACAACACTACTTATAATTGGCAAAAATGGTTTGATGATACTTTAACTCAAAAATACGGTATTGATTACAAACAATATCAATCTACAGAAGATACTTTAGACGTTGTCAATGCTGCTTTGCAATCTGATCCAACTAAAATTTACAGTACAGCTAATAAAAAGTTTACAGATGAATTTACTAAAAAAGCAGGATTTAATACAAGTGAGCAATTAACAGAGTTTTTAAAAGCACAAGGAACTACCGGTGCGAACTTATTGTCAAGGCTTCAGGTTGGCAATGTAAGTTTGGATGAAGACCTGAAATCATTAAAGACAGGCCTGGAAACACAAGTTAAAGATTTAGATAAACAAAAAAATCGAGATCTAACTTTAACCTACACAGGTGATACAGGAGTTCCAGAAGAAGTTAAAATAGAAGCTTCTTTTGCTCGTCAATTTATTGACGAATATTTAAAACCAAGATTTGATTATTCTAAATCAATGGATGAGTTTGCTGATTATATGAATGTTAAAGACAGCGAAAAAAATGTGTTTCAAACCACGGATAGAATTACAGAAGTCAAAAACTATGCACAAAGTGTTGCTCAAGCGATGCAAGGAGATCTGGATACTAAGTTTGATGTTAATTTCAACACTGATTTTTATTTTAATCCTGATGACAAATATGCCACGCAAAAAGAAAGTCTCTACAATGATCAAAAGGCAAACGTTACTAAAGACTGGGAAACAGCTAAAACCAATCCAGATGCTTTAATAGATCCTAATTTACCTTATCTTGGTACATGGGCCGAGAATGCTTACCTATACAATATTAAAGATTTAACTGACAAAGATATATTTGCTAAGCTGCACTATCAAATTCTTGGTTTAAGAAAAGGATATGATGCTGCGATGGATCCAGCATCTACGTTGCAGATGAAATTGGAAAGCCCTGTAGCAACAAAAGCTCAGTCAATTGGCAGTGTGTTTGGTTCTTTTGTAGAGCCAGAAGAATTTGCGGATACGTTACTTAAAGGTATTGATCCTTTATTAAATAGAGACAGCTGGACCAAGTTATTAAAACAGTATGACCTAGATGACTCAGCATCTATTGATGAAATTAAGAAAGCAATAACAGACAGTATTACAACAGGTAGCGCAGAAACAATAAGAGCAAACATTAAGACTTTACAAGAGTTAGAAAAAACACCAACACAAGCAGAGCTTGGTATTACTTACATTGAAAGACCAGAAGATAAAACAACAACTGAAAAAACTGAACTTTATAATATTTTTAAAAAAGCTGGATACACAGGGACTGAGCAATCTTTTTATTCTGACTATATGCCAGACACTAGTCCAGAAGACATTAAATTATTAACTGATGTCACTAAAGGAAAAATGCCTAAGCTTGATTTGTCATTTGACGCTAAAGATCCAATAGCAGCATTAACCAAAATTCAAAGTTTTATCAAACCACCGGCAAAAGAAATACCAATTAAAACGGATAGTTACTTTAAAATAGGATTAGACGATGAAGAAGATAGCTCGTCAACCACAACACCAGATTCTTTCCTTAGTGATTTCACCTCACTCCTTAAAAAATAATGTCTGAACAACACCGAAAGGCAGCAAGTGCCGCTGGTAGATACAAAAAAGAAAACATGCAATGCAATAAACCTCAGAGGGCGCCAGCTGGGGATACTCATAAATGGGTTGTTAAATCTTGCTATGACGGAGAACAAAAAATTGTAAGGTATGGACGTAGGGGTTATCAAGACTATACTCAGCATCACGACAAAGATCGCAGAACCAACTTTAGGGCACGGATGGGATGTGATAAACCTATGGATAAAAACACACCTAAATACTGGGCATGCTCTCGGCTCTGGTAAATAAAAACTAACGTAATTTAAATTACTTATGTATGATGGTGGTATCGTGCTTACCTCCACCGTGCAAGATCTACCTACTGGCATTGATCTCATTGTGAAATATGAAGGGTTCAATGAAAAATCTTTTCCTGATCCCTCCACTGGCACAGCTCCATACACTATTGGATTTGGTAGCCAGTATTATCCCAATGGAGAACCTGTTGGCCGAGGCCAGTTATGTACATATGAAAAAGCAAAAGAATACTTGTATCACGAAATAGAAGAAATTAAAAAATCCCTTGCTAAAGAAATAACAGGACTTAATACCCACATGGAAGAAGCTTTGGTTTCTTTCATTCATTCCATTGGCTGGGAACCATTTCTTTACAGCGATATTTTGGATGCAATAGAAGATGAAGATCGGGAAATTGTAGCAGAAGAAATGTATCGTTGGGTCTTTGACCAAGATCATCAAGTCGTAAGCAGCCTTATCTACAGAAGGCGAGAAGAAATTAATCTTTTTTTAATTGGCTCTCAAGATGGTGTACCAGGATTTGGCGGTCAACTTTTGTTGAATGCCTTTGAGAGGTATGACCATTCACCCGTGCAAAGCAGAGCTATTAAACGTCTAGAAGCAGCAATTCATCCTATGATCCTTGCTGAATTTATAAATGATTTCAAGTTGCCAAAATTACAGCAGGGTGAAATTACAGTGTAAGCTTTAGAATAGGTACAGGTGAAACATGGAATTTCTGATGGAACCCTCAGCTGAGCCCCAGGAACTAGACCTTCCCCTGGAGTTTAAATTTGCCATGCGTAAAGCAGAGCTTCAGGCTGCAGAAATGACTTGGGATCAGTTATATGCAGCTTTGTTAAATCTTTACAATCAACGTCTAGTAGAAATCACAGCCATTAAAGATATCCTGGTAGAAGAAGGTGTCAATATTGAATTCGATCTATCATCTGAACTAGAGCTGGAAGAGCTAGCTCAGATGTATGGCTATGACGAAGACGAGGAGAGCGAAGACGACGATGAAACCCTTTTACCTTTTTAAGTAAGACGCCCCAGGTACCAGGCTGCTTTTTCCAAAGATTCAGCTTGGCCCTTCATGCGTTCGCGCCAGATATATTTTATAGCGTTTCCCTTGCAATATCCACGAAACTCTTCAGGCGTTAACGCAGCTTGTATAGCTTCAATACACTCAACACCCCCCTGGTTGTAGTGAGGAGGGTGATTGACTGCATCAACTACATTCCGCGCCGCATCGCTGTCAGTTTCTTTTCCCTTACCGGAATCTGATTCAGGTCCAGCACTACTGCTCCTTTCCCCAGTGGCATGGCACCCATCTCCATACCTTCCTCCACACTCGGAATGTAACCCGTAACTCCCGGTCGGTTCCCTTCCGTCATTGAGTTGGTAGCGCATTGGTTCCCCTCTAGGGCAAGATTCAAACGTGGGCGGTCAGCTTGGGTAGCCACCAGACCCCTATTATACTGATCATAAAGAGGAACGTCATTTTCTTCATTGTCTAATTCAGCGCCAAAGTCGCATTCAGTTAAACAACGACGGCCGACTTCATCATGAATAGGAATACCACGTTGCATGAATTCATTTAAGAAATCGTCGGCATTTATTGCGTTATGCATTTGTTTAAATCTCTTCGATTACAATATTAACATGGGACGATTCTACGAGCCACGCAAAGATTCACCAAGAGGGTATATCCCTGATGGATATGATCCCTCAATAGATGCTGGGACATCTGCTGGAGATACTTCAGATTTAAACCCAGGACATTCTTACGGCGTCGACACACGAAACCTAGATACAGACGAGCAACGAACAGCTGGTCGCGCCAACACTAGCAATACAAGGCAACAAGAAAGAGTACAAAAATTTATGGCGGCAGCAAAGTCAGCTGGTAAATTTAAACAGAATGCAGAAATTAGACAAGCAACTGGCGCAGACCAAGGGGAAGTTTTTTCTCCCGTAGGCAGTACTCAATATTCAGCTAAGCCTAAAAGCACGTATGGTTTACCCTTCGTCTAAGTAGTGACCATAGTCTTGCAACTCTAAAGCATCCTGGAACTCATTGAATAATTCTTGTATTATATTTAATACCCATTGGACATTATCAGTCCGATAAGTTGAAAGTGCGGACACCAAGAGATCATTCTCCTGGTGCACCACGGTTTTAGTAATAACTTGTAATATCTTTAATCGTTGATCAATATCGTGCGCATCTGGCTTCATACCCTGCACGTAACAATTTCCTTAGGTTGATCCTGGTACTTGCCTTTGCGGTCTTCATAGGTTGTACTGCAAGGATTTCCCCTGAAGAACATCAGCTGGATAATACCTTCATTTGCATAAATACGATTAAACAAAGGTGTTGCATTACTGATTTCAAGGGTTAAGTGTCCCTCCCAACAGGCTTCGGCCGGAGTGATATTTGTAATAATTCCTGAGCGAGCATATGTACTTTTTCCCATTGCAATGACAGTAACGTCTTCTGGAAGAGCAATGCGTTCTTCTGCTACTGCCAAGCAATATCCATAAGGAGGAATCAAGAAATATTTACCCCTTTCATCTTCTAGTAATTCGGAAGGACGTAGAATCTCTTGATTAAAATTCTTTGGGTCAGTTTCACCAACGTCAATACGTCCAAAAACCAAACACTGCATGGGAGACAAACGTATGTCATACCCATAAGAACCTAAGCCATAGCTGAGTAGCCGCCTACCATCCTCTTCTCTTACAATATGGTCCACAAATGGCTCAATCATGCCATGATTCAAGGCAAGATCTTTAATTTCCCGGTCGCAAAGAAGGCCCATCTGAGGTGTTCGGTCTTACGTAGTGTAGCTTATCAGCAGATGATCCGCCCTTTTTCTTCATAAATATCTATAAATTTTTGAGTCGCCCCTCCAGGGTTATCTTTGGGCTGCAAGTAAATAACCATGGATGTACAGGTACGGTGTTTAGAGATTCCCTCGCTAGAATTTTTAATCAAATCAGGAGCAGTTTTAAGAATGCAGATAGGAAAATCAAAGATTTTTTGTTCGTACCGAATCATGTCAGGGCAATTTGTAAAATATAAACCTTGCTCGATTTCATTATTCCACCACGCACGGTAGAGCCTCTGGAACCACACCGCATGAGACGACGTAATTGCAGTAGCGTTGGACCGCGTCATCTTCCATTTATCAAGTCTTTTGTCAAAGTAATATGTACCACTTGGGGGAAATAAATAAACTTTGCCAAACCATTCAATATTATTTAAACCATCATCCTGAGGCGTGTAATAATTAAGGGCTTCTATATAGCTGTTTGCTACCTTAGAGCTGGCAACATCTAAATCAATCTCCCCCAACAAGGCGTACGCTGCAGATATTAAGTCAGGGTTAGTGATCAGCTCTTGATCTTCTTTGCGTAAGGGACGAAGGATTGCCATTATTCTGTCATCTGATTGTAATTAATTTCAAAATAACGCAAGCCGTCATTATCGCAAATAATGTATCCAGCCTTTTCCGCTGGATTAATTTTCTGAGCAGCAGATAATATCCTGCGAAAACTTTCAGCAAGGTCGTCATTATTGTTTTCTTCACACTCTTCTTGTGCCGAATGCAATTCTGCTAGTGTCCAATAAAACATACTTTTGTCTTTCAACATTGGTTGAAAGATCATGATTCCAGGACCCTCTTTATCCCAAAATTCAATATACATTTTACCCATGTCACCAAGGATAAAGCGTACGGTTGCATCTAGGATTTTTGCTTTTTCTGGGGAGTAGTCTTTGTCTAACAGTGTAGCCAGAAGCTCTTCACGTTTTGTCATGGTTTAATAAATCCTTGCTTTTCAAGTGATTCAAGAAGTTTAGGGAGCGGCTGGTAGACACAGACCATCTTACCGATTATTCCACGTTTTTTTACCAGGGTTCCATTTTCATCTTTTAGTTTATTGAATTCTTTAGCACGGATCAAGTACTCAGCCACACATCGCAACCTCCTCTTAAGAGACAATTCCGCTTGCGGAAATCTACCACAGATTGTATCTGGTGTCATGTCAGCAAATGCTAACCGCAATCTATTGGCCAGGGTCATGCTTGAGTTGGCGTCTTCCTCTTCGTAATCACGAATGTTCATTAGGTAACGCTGGAGGCATCCATCATCAAACGATCCAAAGGGAGGCAAAAAATGCTCAACCTGCTTAGCAATAATACTAGGAAGCAGTTGAGAATAGTTCTCAAGAGTAACCGTGGTTACGTCTAGATCTTGTATTAAATGAGACATATTATAAATGTGCGCTAATACTGTTGTTATACATGGTTCGGTTCCTTAAATCGCTTGGTTCCACAGGCCGATCTTTGGCAAAGGAACGCACCAGCTCATGCCACGGAATTCTGATAACAGCTTTGCCGCTGGTACGTGGGCAAATATTAATATAGTGTATGCCTTCTACCCATCCTTGGCCTTTGTTTTGTTTAGATTTACTAATCCAATTTCGTATGGTTTGGTCAGATACGTTTAATCGCTTGGCACATTCCTCTGTTGATATGTATTCATCGGCGTAAAGCTCTGGGTTCATCCTATCCGTTTCTTCTGTTTTGTAGCGAGAATGCCACATAGAACCAAGGATAGTCTTAATGCCTTTTAGTTCGACCGCAATATCCTCAAGGCTTTTTCTTAGTCCGTATTGCATGGTGTCAATATTTCTTTTTTTATGCTAGCTTTAAAACAAACAAATTGTTACCCATGGAAGAAAATCAAGTTCCTGTTAGCACCCCTCCTCAGGCCCCCCAAGTTCCTGAGGGGTACATCTCTCCAGAAATCCTGGAACAACTCAAGGCACAAGCTCGTGCGCAAGCTATTCAAGCAACATTGAATCAAAGTGTAGCTCCTACTCCCGTGCGTCCTACCCCTAAGGCTACCCCTGCTCCTGATCGGGTTGTCTATGTACGTCGTAATTTGACCGTGGCCGAATTGATTGTTGTGTTCTTGCTTTCTTGCGGTTTGGTAC